CTTGACGGCATAATTCATGCCAGGGTCTAGGACAGTAAAGAATGACCTCGTGCTCCCACACGCCTCAGGCTTGAGGGCCATGTGGAAAAACTTGTCAAAGAAGTACTGCATGGTCTTGAGATTAAGAAATTCATCATAGATAGAAGGGTGGGACCAGACAAAATCATCACCGTAAACTGAATAGATGATTTTGCCTGCCTTGATATCATCGAGAAATCTCTTGTACAATTCTGGTCGTTTTCGACGGATTCTCTCTCCTGTCCAAAGAAAGTAACCCTCGAAACCTTGTCCTTCACAATTAGTATCACATTGACTGGTTTCGTATTTTCCAGAGAAAACACAGCCAAGCACCATCCTCCAGGTGTCATCAGGCCAGCGAACAATCTTGGTCACCATGAGGTCAGTAACAAAAGCCATCATACTTTGCATGGCCTTATACAAGTTGTCTTCTGGATTGAACCCAAGTATAGAGAAGGCTGTGGAAAAGCCAATTAGCATCGCAACTAGAGATTGGTCAAGCTTCTTCATATCCCCGTAATGATAGGTACGTCCAGCTTCAGAGGCATGGTGTAACTCTGCATATCGGGCGGCATCTCCAGCACCCCATTGGGTTCCAATAGCATTGCCCCCCCTATTTCGAGTGAACGAAAAGAATGAAGCATGACATATTTTTGAAAGAATCACGTTAAGGAATGAGGCGATAAAGAATAGGCGAACTTTGGTCGGATCGTCACCTAGCATACGAATCTCTGGCTTCTCTGCTATCATATCCACTAGTACAGGAAGTTTCTCAGGATAGAACTTCCCTTCATCCACAGCATCTTTGAACATTTGCCACAACACAGCACCCCGTGTGGCCTCAGGTTCAATTAGCTCAGCTTTAGTGTTACCACTAGGTCCGTAGACAATAGCATGGTCTCCGTGCTTTTCCACCTTACGTTGGCTGAGTACTATACCACCAGACTTTTGCCATGGATAGTCAATTGATTTTATGAAGTCATAAGTGATATCCGGAACCTTTATCACTTGATGAGGTCTCCACCCGTGTCTCCACAAATATCTGATCATGCTTTGACAAAACAGGCGAGAAGTTGGAATCTCAGGCATTAATGGCACCTCTCCAATGTCAATATGCTCTCTGACCATAAGGCGTAGGTTAGTGATCACACCACTAACTTGGCCAGTGGAGATCCAGGAATTTTCAATGGCGATAGAGGGTCCACCATCTCTTGTCATCTCCACATATCTCCTCAGGACCGAGTCCATTATTGGGGAGATCTTTACTGCTTGGGGTCTATTGTAAGAAACATGGCTAACAGGTCCCACTCTGCATGGGAACACGTTTGGTCCTTTAATAGTTGAAGCAGCAGCCTTCAACATTTGTTTCTCGTCTTCAATATCCAATTTGTCCACTCTATGAACTACGTTGAACCCTCTGTTTTGGGTCGGCTCAATCGTAAACATTGAGTAAGCACATATCACTGCTCGCAGCTGTAATAATGCAGTTTCTGTGCAGGTGTCTTCAACAACTAGAAGAGGCTTCGGAACAGATCCAGGTTCACAAGAAAGCACCTTCAACGATACCACCACACGGACTCTTCCTTGGGCTAACTTCTCCACGTGAAAGTCCATATAATCCAATAACTTTTCTATTCTATGTTGTGATAACCGGCGGTATGCTCTACAAAGTTGGCGCAGATATCCAATCTTCGCTATAGTTAGTGAATCAATGGTAATAGTAGATCCTAGTATCATAACCTGACCGTGCCGACGTCGACTTGGCGGAGCCAGAAATGAGAC